TCGCGGAACTTGGTACTGTCTGCTGGCACCCACACGTCGTGCGCCCTGTCTGCATCTTGCCAGTGCTTGTGACGGCCACGTATGCGCTCGAACGACATCTTTGTGCAGGCACGAACATAGTCGATTAGCTTAGTCTCTTGAGCCTCTGTAAGCATGTCAGAGATGTCTTCGTATTCCATGAGAGCATTGGCGTGCTCCGACAAGTCTACGACTATATCTTGTTCGGCTGAGTACGGCTGGTTCTTGTATCTCATTATAGCTCTCCCCAGCCCTTAAAGTTTGGCTGGCCCTTTAAATCTGCGGCCCACCACTGCTTGTTGTTCTCGGCTTGATGGAACTGAGACGAGAGCGACGAAGCCATGTTTATAGGGCCATTCATTAGTTCGCTGGCTGCTCCACCCATTTTTGCTATCGCCTCTAGGCCCATACTGAGGGCGTCTATCTGATCGTCGTGTTTGCCAGAGGGGAAAGACTGTGCTTCCTCCATAAAGGCGTCGAGCCATACTGCCATATCTGGCAAGTAAACTCGTCCTCCCTCTATCAATGGCAGTACGGCGTTAAGTCGGGAGACTTTGTCCGTGCCAACTTTGACGGGGAGGACGGACATACCCGACTGATTGCGAAGCTCCTGAATGAGCGACTGCCCACTGGCCTTGTCCTCTATGTAAAGGCCGCGTAAGCCCCGCCCGCGCCACTTTGCGTTGAGGGTTATGGCCGCACGCTTGAGTTCGGGGAAGTCGTACTTGTCTCTGATGATGTCTAGGATGTGTATGTCGTTCAGATCGTCCATACCGAGCACCATCATTACACTGTAGTCGGCGGTTTCGGTCTTCTTAAAGGCTGTATCGGCAGCGATTATGACCGTGTTGCACGTCGGAACGTCGTTAGTCTTGCGCCACCAAGAGGCTTTGATGAGATTACCGCCCTTGATGTAGGGGGTTTGCTGGTACAAGCTGGCAAATTCGCGTGCGTCTAGGCGTTCTCGCTTGCGTAATTCGTCGAGCGGGAAGCGTTCAGGCCATAATGCTGCTTCTTTTTCCTTGTAATAGCTGCGCTTGGATGGGGCTACTTTGCTTAGTTCACCCTTGGGGATGTGGCGTTCGTCGTCTTCGGGGAGAGATGCGACTGATGTTTTCTCTTTGCTCTTTACGCGCTGGATTGCAGGGAAGTTTACGTGGTGCCAAGCCCCCTCCTTCCAGTCTTCGGTTTCCATAAGCCGGGCGGCTAAGTCGTCTGGGTGCCAGCGGGTCAGGATCACGACCTCTATGGGGGGCGTGCCGTCTGGCTCTGGCTGTTTCCGCGTGGTCAGGGCTGAGACGTAGTACGACCAAGTCTTGTTGCGCTGGGTCGCGCTGTCGGCCTCCTCACGGGCTTTGATTGGGTCATCAATCAACAGCAATGTGGCTGCGCGGCCTGTGGTAGAGCCGCCCAAACCTGTCGCGTAGTAGCCCCCACCCATAGTCGTGCGCCAGTCGTCTACCGCTTTGCTCTCATCCGACATGGAAAAGTCGGGAAAGGCTTGCGGGATGATTAGTTCGCGGGCGTGGTCACGGGTTTGACGGCCAAAGGTCTTGGCTAAGTCTTGGTTATAAGACGTTGCAAGCACGTTACGGTTCGCTTTACGTGCCAAATAATAGACCGGAAATAACGTGCTCGCCAACCAAGACTTGCCGTGTCGAGGCGGCATCGTAATAAGCAGGCGGTTGCACCCCAGCGTATTCTTTTCAAGCTGACCCAGCGTTTCAATGAGTTCTTCTTGGAACGGGGCAAGCGTAAAGTCTGGATATAAAGCTGTGACGAACCCATGAAAACTATCCCTCGCTTTCGTTATTAGTAGTAGGCGTTGTGCTGCTTGCTGTGGCGTCAATGACATCGTTATCGTCCTCTATGGGTTCGTTTGCTTGTCGTGCGATAGCTTGCAGTTCAGCGAAGGTGAGTTCATGTGCGGCTTTGTTCTCTACCGCGTGCTCGTTAAATGAATGGTGTAGGTCTGGCATGACTTTGTTGAGCATCATTCCGAATAGTCTGACCTGAGAATTGTTCCACTGTGTGTTGCCTTCTAATACCTCACGCACTGCGGGTATTTGCTTACGCACCACATCAAGTACAGACCGCCGAACGCGATCTACTTCTATGGGGGTGACAGGTGCCAAGCCCCCTGTGCCGCGTGTCTTACTTACTTCTTTGCGATAGGTTGCCATGTGTTACATATCCGTGACGAAGGTTTCATTTTGTGGTGCGAAAATCCGAGTTGCAGGGGATGGGAATACGCGAAAGCAAACGGCGAAAGGGGGTCTACCCCCCCTTTCGGCTCTCTCAGCCCTCTACACTGACAAGTCAGTGTAGTTTGTGTACTGTAAGTAACTGTAATCACTGTACTTTCTAGTCCTACTAAGGGACTATCTTGGTAGTCGTTATCAGTATCTACTCTCATCTATCCTATTCAATACGGTTATTAGAGTAAGTGTAGTCATAACAGTAACCTATCTAGCTAGTCGTCCTAACCCCCTAAAGGGGGGTGGGGGGAAGGTGAATTTGTCGGTTCGACGGTCGGATCGACGAACAAACCACTACCCTAGAAAGGTAATACCATGAACGTATTTACATACACCAAGCTGTCCGTAGAGGCACGCAATGCAACTCTGGCAACAGTGATTGCCAACATCAACGACCCCTCTAAAGGGGCAACAGATGGCGTTGGCAAAGCCAGTGCTGTTCGGGTCTTCGGTGATGCTCGCATCACTGGTCAAATCAACGACGACCAAGGTCAAGTCATCGGTAGAGCGATCTACGACGATCTAACCTCGATAGCCAACAACCCGAAGCGTTCCGATAAGAACCGTAACAACGCTGCAAAAGCCATCGTGATCTTCGATCAGTTCCGTAGAGACTTCCACGCCTCGAAGCAGCCACAAGCTGAAGTTACCGCTGCACCAGTCGTAGTTGCTGTAGCACCAGTCGTAGCCCCCAACGCTGCAATGGCTCCCGCTGCAAGTCTGACTGACTTGACCGCAATGGTTATGAGCTTGACCGCTTCGGTAAACACCCTCCTCGCCAACGCTTGATACCAAGTTCGGGGCGCAGCATCGCTGTTGCGTCCTGACCTCATCCCTAAGTGGCTATGCGTAGCCATTTTGGGATGCGGCTTCCGTATCTAACCTGTGGAATAAGGAGTTTTCACATGACTATTACTAACCTTCACGCCGAGCAACTGATCCTCACCACGTTGCTTGATGGCAACCAAGAGCGTGCGCTTGGCATGGCAGCGTTTGCTTGCGTCTTTACCGACGACGATAGTGCCGAGTGCTACGTCACACGTATCAAGGACGAAGCGTTGGATCGTCTGATTGCGTCGTCTCCCGACTTCAACCTCGAACTGCACGATGACGACGTGCTTTCTGTCGAGGAATTGATGGCCGACGTACCACCAGAGGTTGCTGTCGTACTCGACGCCATCGCTCCACAGCCACCGTTGCCACCTGTACTCGACGTTGCCGCTGTCATGGCTGCACCAGCGAGTGTGGCCGTGCAGAACACCGCACCTGTCACAACACCTACAGAAGAACTGTTGTTCTAAGCCGAAACGCCCTCGCAAGGGGGCGTCGTGCAGTCACGCTGCACCTGATGAGGCTCGACTAAATCAGCACCTAACACGGAGAGTTTACGTGAAAAACATACACAAGGACTGCATCAACCTGAACCACGCATTGGCAAAGTTTCTTGCACCTCGTCTCACTTACATGGCGACGTTTACCAGTCACCCAATAGACGTTGATCCCGATGAGTGGACGGGCCAGTTGAAGACCGCAGGCAAGGCACTCCACGACTACGCCTTGTACGACGGATTTGATGAAGAAGTTGAGAAGCGTGCCGACGACGCGATGTTGTTCGTCGCTTGTTACTTCCACCACCTCTGGGACTGAACACACAGGCAAGCAGCATCACGATGCTGTTTCGCTGTGCGTTTTGCGTACTAAAACCCCTAACAAATGATGGGATCACGACATGATCATCACGATAACACCACGTACTTATAGCCGTAACACCATCGGCACCTTCCTCGCAGCAGAGGGCGAGGCTGATTACTTCGACGTGAGCGTTTACAGCCTGTGTACGACATGCGCCGACGTACATTACGTCGATGGAATTGAACGTCTGCCATGCGAACGCTCGGCTACTCACCTAGCCCACATGTTCTGCGTGAAGCACGGGGTTGATGAATACAACCTCGACTATCGTGTCGATGCACCTGACCTGACCGACATTGCAGGCGTGAAACAAACACACAACGCATACATCTAAGCAACCACATCCTCGCCCCACGTAGGGGTGAGGGACACCGATAAGCCCACGTCATCTGGCGTGGGTTTTTTTGTGTCGAATTGACACGCAATCCCATGAAAGGGGAACACCATGAACATCATCACACCAATCGTGCCAGCCGTAGAACGTGGAACCTATGGCCTGCGACTACAGCACGCCGAGCGTGACACAAGAGAGGGCAAGGTCGTGAAGAACGACACCGGCCTGCATCAAGGCGATCACGCAACGTCGGATGTCTTGGGCTTCATGTCGTTCGTTGACAACGAGCGTTATTGACCATCGGTTACACATCTGTCACACATCTACACACATCGGAGGTCACACACATGACTATTATATTACAACGGTTGCGCTCACGACGCATCAAGAAAGAACTGCGTACAATCAGAGACCTAGTGCTTGGCTGCGTAGCGTTTGCCAGCGTCGGTGCTCTCGTTAGCGTCTTGCTAGTCGAGGTTATCGCTGGCTGCGGCGAGGTTGAGTACAACATGCACAACAATACGTGGCAGACGTTGCCATGCGTGTTTGTTCCATACACCCCAGTGTCGGGTACGTGGTGATGGACGGCAAGTATCAGGTCGTACAGTACAAGCGACAGTTCTGGATAAGAGACATCACGACTGGCGAGATTGTAGAAATTCTACGGTCACGACCCAAGGCAGATCGTCGAGCCAGCTACCTCAACAACACGTCATATTCCGGCGACTTGTTGGGTGATTACCTACAACGAGCGTAAAGCCAAGCGGGGTGTCGCAGCATCCCGTTTGTACGTGCGTTCTGCACGACTACGACCAACTTCAACCTCAAAATAGGAGACATCATATGTCTTTTCGTAACCGTAAGATTTCTGACAAAGCGGCTCAGTCCATCGCAAATAAGATTGCCTGTGGTCGGTTCAATACAGACATCAACA